GGAGTTCAGCGACGTAGCCAGGGTGGTGGCGGCGGACAGCGTGCTGGTCAAAGCCGCAACGCCGATAATGCCTTGCTGCTCCATCGAGTTGGTGTAGACCTTGATGTGTTCGCGTAGCGCAGTCAGTGCTGTGCTGCTGTTCCAGGCTGGTACCAGAATGGTAAATCCACCCAGCGCGGTAGCGTCCAGTGCAGGCTTGATATCCGGTTCTACGTCGCCCTGGACGACCACTCCCACGGCCGACACGGCGGCGTAACGATAAGCCGTGATAAAAGCGTGGGCCATTTCTTCGGCAATGGTGCCACCGAACAAGGCTTTGGCCTCCGGCGCACTGTAGAACTGCGTCGGCACATTGGCCTCGATGGTTGCACCTTCACCCAAGGGAACGATCAGACACACGCTTTGCTTGTTGGTCGGCAGATTCCGTTGTGCCAGGCTGGTATTGAACTCCATGTAAACGCCTGGCTTACGGATAGACGCCGGGATCGTGTCGAATTCGATGCTCATTCAGTGGATTCCTGTGCGGGTTGTTTGGCACTGGCACGCGTTTTTTTATCAACCGGCGGCTCTTTAAGCGCCGACTGATCTACCGGAATCAGCAGCTCTTTTGCAGCCAGACGGCGACGGTAGTAGGAGGTGTCCGCCACGTCGACGGCCTTGGCCTCCCCGATGTACTTGTACGGATCTTCTTCAGTGGGCACCTGATGACCAGGTGCAGCAATAACTTGCATTACACGTCCCTCAATTCAATGTTGTCGGTGGCCACCGGCTCGGGGTTACCCGATGGGGTGTGGTACTGCATGTCGATGCTGAGCAGATCTGGCAGATCAAGCTCAGGTTTTTTCCAGTCCAGTTCGATGACGAATGACTGCCCCAGGACAGACATGTGGTCACTCTCAAACTTGCCGTTGACCAGGTTGGAAAGCTCGGTCGGACGGATAGCCGCACGATCTGTCCAGGGCTGCCATTCCACCAGTTGGTGCATACAGGCCTCCCACAGGTCGTAGCTACCTATGTCCTTTGGGCCGCTACCGCGCCGGGTTTCCCGCTCGCCACGTGGGTGTCGTGTGACAATCACTAGGCGGAAAGTAATCGGCACTGTGTAGCGATCATGACTACGCCGCTGAAACATCACCTTGGGCACCATGACCAGAACGGCCGGACAGCGCTTGAGCAACCCAGACAACAGGTCCGGGTCGCTCAGTTCACCGCCGTAGCTTTCCACAACCAAGCGCGGGATCTTGACAACCAGCTCCTTCAGGCGCGCCTCAATCAGATCCTCCAGTTCGCCCAACATCAGAGCGACCTCAAGGTGGTGCGAGACATGAGCCGTGGCTGACTGGTGAGCTGCATGCCCGACCGGCCCGCCTCGGCGGCACCACGTTCCTTGTCTTCCTTCGCTAGGGTCTCAAGGCGCTTGATTACATCCTTGTAAAGCACCCGCACCGTCGACTCTTCCTTACCAGCATCGTCATACAGGTGATAACGGGCGATCTCGGCCAGATCATCGACCACCCACTCCGGGGCGTCCTCGCCAACAGGGCGAAAGCGCAGGTAAAACGAAATCTCACTGCGCGCCCGAGTCACGGCATCGGCAATCCGTGCCAGAGTCACGACTGCAATTGCCACATCTTCCGCGTCCCAACTATCCAGCGGCTCGCCAGCAGCGGCAGCCACCAACAGTTCTGGCTCAATGTTCCGCTTGTCATCAGGAACAGCTACCTGAGTGATATCACGGGCGCCGAAGCGAATCAGGAGCTGGGTGGCGGACGGCAGTGAGAGGTTCATTTACCTTCGCCCTCGACCTTGGTTGCCTTGGGTTTTCCTGGTTTGACTGGCGGTTTCGATGCCTGCGCCTTGGCGTCTTCACGCGCCTGATCTTCCTGGAGGGCGTTGTCCCAGAGGGATTCAAGTTCTACATCAGACGCTGCTTGCGCCTTGGCCACTTCACGCGCCCGGTCTTCCAGGAGGGCATCCTCCCAAAGGGAATCAAGGTCGCCCGCCACCGGGGCTACGGGCAGAACCACTCCAACACCCAGCGCTGTAACGTTTGCTTCAAGCGTCTGCGACTGATGGTTTTGTGTGGTGCCGGGCGCTTTCGATACATCGACTTCCTGGAAGCTTTCATCGCGGCGGTCCTGTACCTGGTCGAATTCATCCTCCTCATAAGCGAGGATCAACTGAGGCTCTTTTGACAGAGCCCGCAACTGCGCTTCCGAAAAGAAGTCATCCGGGTAACGCGCAACCGTGCTGGAGTGGGCAACCCCGCAGCGGCGGAAGCCGTCGCGTTTTGAGGTGATAATGATGGTCATAACGCCCCCTTATCCCAACCAGCTCGGCGCCAGGATTTCGGCGGTGCCTGCCCATTCGTTGCCACTGTTGGCATCCTTGACCAGGAGCTTGCGCGCAGCGCCTTCGAGCGGGGACGGCACCACCAACAGGCCAGGGTTAACACCGAGTGGACGGCCACCGTCAGCATGGAAACCCTTCATGGCTGCACGCGCTGCGGCGTAGTTCTCGGCGTTGAGCGGTGCTTTCGAGCAGAACGCGAACTGCCAGAACCCAAACCCGACGTTCGCACGGGCATCCACGCCATAGCGGTACTCATCGCGCATGAAGACATTTTCGTCGTCCATGCTGGTCATAGCCTTGAGGTCGTACTTACGGCGCAGTTGGAAGATGATGGGCTTAATTGCCCGGCTGACATCGAGCAGATACCAGGCCGGACCTTCACCGTCCTGATAGTTGCTGACGGAGATTGCCGTGCCGGTGCCGTCGGTGTTCGGGTAGACCGGGTGGTCGGTGTCGAAGAAGTTCTGGCCGTCATAGCACAGAGTTGTCACGCCAGCTTTCAACAGACTAAACACCAGCTCGTCCGGGTGCGCTGTGGAGGCCCGGCCCATCTCGGCAAACAGCGGCTTATAGACGCCGATCTGGTCATCTTCGATGGCGTCACGCGGTACACCTACGGACGACTCATACTTCTTGTTAGTGATCGAGTAGCTATGCGCCGCCATGTTCTTGAGAACACGGTCGCCGATCCACTCGCGGAAGTTCGGGAACTGGCCCAGCCAGCCGTAGGTGTTGCTGGCCGACGTCGACGGCACGGTCGTGGCAATGCGCGCCCAATCGGTCGGCGTAGCTGCCTGGGCGTTTTGGAACTCGGCCCGGTACGCGGTGAACAACGCGGTCAAGGTGCCAGAAGTAATGATCATGAATCGCTTCCTTTATATAGAGGGAGTTACGCCTTTCCCTTGATGAAGTACTCGTCGCTCATGTCCAGCAGCTTGGCGACGTGCTGCTCTTCGGCGTTGAGCGCGGTGGTGGTTTTGTCGGCCTTGCGCTCGTCCAGGTTGGAGGGGGCAGCAACGACCGGCGCCGCATCGACGAATGCCTTGAAGCGCGCCAGGCCGGTTTCGTCCTGGCAGGCGGCGCGGTGGTAGTCGACCGTTGCCGGGGTAATCTTCCCGGCTTGGGTGGCCGAGGTGATCAGCGCATCGACTTGCTTGTTGTGTTCGGTTCTCTTCTGCTCGGCCAGGGCTTGCTCGGCGTTGGTGGCACGCTGCAAAACGCTGTCGTAGTCCGCCCGTGGCATGAACTGCTCAAGGTTGGGCTTCTCGGTGTTGGTCGCTTGGGCGGTTGCCTTGAGTTGGGTGGTGGCCGCAAGGGCCTGTTCTTCGGTCGCCGTTGAAGGCAAGCCGAGTGCAGTCAAAAGCGCAGGTGAAAGCGTCACAGGCGTGACCTCCGTGTTTTCTTGATTAAGGGCGGTCAGCAGGAAGTTAGGTTTATTCGTCAGGCCCGCGCTGACCAGGCGAGCAATACGGGTGGTATCAGGGTCGAAGTCGAAGACAGGGGAAAGGAAGCGGTACTCGCGATTGATGACTTGCGCAGAGGCCCGAGGGGTCCAGTCAACCAGGCCCCATAGCGCGCCGTTGCGTAGCTCCAATTGCTTGATCCAGCCCGCAGCCGGGGCGGATTCGCCCTTGCTGGCTCGGTGCTGGGTGGCATGTTCCCAATCAATGGGCAGGTCGATGGCGCGACCGAGGAAGCTGGACTGGACCAGCGTCCCGGCTTGTTCGTCGAACAGCCATTGCCGACCATCGCGGCCGGTGACGTTGGGACCAGGGGGGATTAGTTCGACCCACTCCGGGGCCTTGCCGTCAGAGACGGTGGCGGAAAGGTCGGTGTTGAGTGCGAGTTGAGTTTTCATGCCGCCAGTGTGTGAGGACTGGCGGGATGAGGGAGTATCAGCGGGGTTTAAGGTTTAGCGAACAGCAGCAACCTAGTTTTTAGATTAGGTCATCATATTTACGTTTAGCACGCAGTCTGGTCATCACCGTGTCACCGTAAGGGGTTAGCGTCCAATACGTCGCTGTATCTTTAACGCTTCTGGCTTTACTGCTTTTTGCAATATAGCCGAGCGCGCGAAGTTGTATCTTAATGGTTTGATAGTCCGAGTCAGAAACTTCGAAATTCATAATCTTTTTCGGGCGATCATCTGCTGGTAAGTTCGTTACCATCAGGCTTTCAATTGCTTCGCTCAGCGTATGCTTTAATGTGGTATCTGATGCTTCATCAATCATGAGCGGGGAAAGTAATGCATGAATATAGTTCCAGCTAATCTCCAATTCGCCATATAAATTCCCAGATGTGCCGTTTGGCGCTCCGTAAGCGAAATAAGTATACCGCACGCTGTACTTATCATTCCCCTGGGCCAAGTATTCTGCACCTTCCGGCTCAGAGGTTTTTATAGACTGATTCTCAAGCTCTAACTCATCTATACGGCGACGGAGACTTAATATTTCTTCCGCAGCACTTTCGTTAGGCACTAGATTTCCGCGAACCCAACCAATAGCCGGATGACTTTTTGTAAGCTTAATCAGGCTTCGGCTTACATGCCCGCCAAGTTCCGCCGGGGTCTCCCAGAACTTGCACAGCTTTTGCTTTACCAATTCATGAAAGCTTTCGAGCTTTTCTCTGTTCTCTGTACTTGTTTCGCTGAACTTGGCAGGCAGCTCACCAATATTACGATGAATAAAGCCAAGGATAGGCTTGCCGGTCTCTAAGGCATACCGATACTCCATCTCGGTGTAGCTTTGCCCTGAAGGCCCTACTGAACCATACCTTCCGGCCAGTACAACGATGTAGTAATCGCTATCATCAATCACCTTTTTGATGAGACTCCATTGATCTTCATTCGTCGCGGGGAACAGTTCCATACCTGATGGCATGCAGTCTTGCTCCAGTAGCGCCTGCATTACTTCTTGCCGTGCGTCCTCAAGATCCCAGAACGTAGAGCTGACAAATACCTGATAACGTTTTTCCATTTCTTGAGGCTCCTTTTTTCTGCTCGCCCGACAAAGCAGGATAGTACGAGCGGTTGGAGCCAATCTAACGCAGGTCTAACGCCTCTTCGTAACATTATTTGCGCCGATGTACCGCCCAAGCAAATCGGCTCCTACAGCGCGCTTGCAGCCGTCAACCTGTCAGTGGCTCGTTAAGGTAGTCATGGATGATGAACAGCACCTCTGTTTCATCCTCGGTAGAGAGCCCTAAGTACTCCCTCGCAGGGATATCACCCCATGGAATAGAGCTACTCTTGCTCGTTTTACCGGACGCGCCTTTCTTCTGCCCGAACTGATGGACCGCACCATAAGGCCGGTCCGTACCGAACGCCAGCTCCGTACTGGTGGCTTGCTTGCGCAGGGTGTCCTGGAGAGTACCTTTCTCCCGGAGGATGCCTGTGCCTTTCTTTCTGGCTAGGGTCACAGGCGAGAGCGGCGCCCAGGGCGAGCCGTCAGGCGCGACCTTACGGCGGAATCGTTCGTCGGTTGACTGGTGAAGGTATTCACCGATGTCATTAAGCGGTGTGGTGAAGTCGTCCAGGCGGCGGCCCAACTCTTCCAGGGCTTTGCCAACCAGACTGCTATCGATGACGACATCAAGCATTGCACCGGCCATGGGGATCTCCTATTCAGGGCGGCTATATAGCAGTACGCCAAGGCGAAGCTGCTCAAGGTACTCCGTGCTGCCTGCCTCTTGCACAAAGGAACTGACTCCGGCCCAGCCATCGCCGCCGACTTCGAACACCGCAAGGGCCGGTGTAGGCTGACCCTCGACCTTGAAGCGGCGGAGGTAGCGGCGGCGCACTACGGCCTTGCTCTGACCTTCTAGCCATTCCAGGCGGACCCACACTTCGTCGGGGGCTTTCAATGTGTCGGCCAGGATAGGCAACTCCCGCGCAACGCCGGAACGCCTAATGAGTAACGGCCCCGTGGGCGTGTTGCTGAACATGTCCCGGCCGATCACCACGGCATCCCCGGTCACGTCCTTGAACACTACGGGGGCTGACTCTGTTGCGCCGAACTCGCCGAGGAATTGATCCAGGTACTTTTGGTCAGTTAGCCCTTCGGGTAGTACACGGGTTGCGGGGACTGTCCGGGGTGAAGGCATGGCGTCTGGTAGTCGGCGGTTTGAGAGACCCGTCGTCGTGGCGCTGTATTTGGCACCTGGTACGGGCTGGGGTAATGGGTCGTAGGCCCGCAACGGTGGTACGGCTGGAGTCAGGCGTGATTGACCTGGTGCGTATTCAAAGCCGGGATCAATGCCCTTGGGTATCCGCACCGTGCGCGGGCCATTGGGGCTGTTCTTGCCGATGACCCGGTCTTCCCACTCAATAGCGGGCGCTGGGCCAATCGTCAGGCCCTGGCGTTCTATGTCCCTGGCCGAGGCCATGAACTTCTTGCACTTGCAGCCCCAGCCGTTTTGCGGGGTGTGCGTCGACCACCATGGATCATCTAGCGGGAGCGTGGTGCCGTTCCAGGCCAGGTGCATTGGACGCGGGTGTGCGCTGTCACCGTGGCGGTAAATACCGTAGGGACGGCGCTTGCGTAATTCCGGGTCCGCCATCTGAGCTTCACGACCGGCGTTATAGGACTGGCGTAGGTTGGTTTCCCAAATGACATTGGTGCGCCAACCGCGCTCGCCCTGGTACTGCCAGCCATGTTTGCCGACGACCTGGTCGAAGTCTTTGCGGAACTGTTCTAGGGTGGTTCCGTTGGCGATGGACTTCTCAACGGCGCCACGCAGATCGGCGAGCAAGTCACGTTTGACTGCGCCAGCCACAACAAAGGCGTAGTCGTGTTCGGCGGTGTACACGTCCGTCCAAGAACGGGTTGGCAAATCGACCTTGCCGCGAAAGTAGTCGATCTGCTCTTTGAACGGTAGAGATCCATGGGACACGGCCATTACGCACGTATCCATTTGATGGATAAGTCTGACGCAACCCTAAATATTTCTTCTCTGTGGCCGATCATATGCCTCTAACCCGTAATTTTTGTGGAGTGATTTTCAGATGATTAAAGAGTTCATGTTTTACTCGTTCCTTCTCGGTGCATTGTTGTTCTTTGTGACGTGGCTGCTGGCAAAAAAAGATAAAGGTATTGCGTGGATCGTCACTGCTATCGTTGGCTTTTTGGTTGTAGCGTTTGTTTTCCCAGGCCCCCAACATGCAGCAGACCTCGCAGGAATTGCAGATAACATCAGTCTGCTGATCTCCAAGGGGTTGTACGTAATTGCCTGGGGTGGTGCAGCAGCCCTACTGCATAAACTTCTTCCTTGAGCTTTGGTGCTTACAGCCCCCGCAATATATCGTCGCGTCCAGCCAAGCTGGCAGCTACGAGCCCGTCAGCAATAGCATCTGCTAGCTGATTAGTAGTCATATCTGGATAGGTTTCAATCAACCGATCCCGAAACTCTTCCAGGCTATGAACGGTGTCGAGCAGTTCCTTNNTCTGCTCGACCATGTCATCCAGGTACACCCCTACAGTTCGCTCCATCGTCCGCACCTGGTTATCCACGATATCCCGCACTACTGCCGGTTTCGCGGGCGTTTGCTCTCTGTTGGCTGCCTGTGCCAGCACCGGGGTGGCAACAGGCGAAACAGCGCCCAGCAGTTCCGCACCTGCGGCCGGAGCCGGGATGTTGAGCTTGTCGCGGATAACTGACTGTTCAACCTTCAACCCAAGCGGTACCAATTTTTCCAACGCTTCGATCAAGATCTTGGCGTTTTCGGGCTTGGGTACGTCGAGGATCAATCGCGGATATGGACGACCAGGTGTAAAGTTCAGATCGCACCAAGGGCGCACAAAGTAGCGGTTCAGCGTATTGGATTCGGCCTTGGCATCGGCTTGCAGCAAGTCCAAACGAACTTCGTTATGGATCGTCGCCTGGGCCTGGCTGGAGCCATCGTCGGTGGACATCGTCTGACCGACCACGGCCTTGCTGACCTGCTTATCCCACCACTCGGCCAGGCCCCTGAAGAAGTCCCCGGCGCCGGTCACATTGGCCGCCTGGGTAAAGTCGATGCGCATACTGTCCGGGATCACCGCCGCCGCATCGCTGCCCAAATTCGCCACAGCTGACATCAGGGTGGCGATATCGTCCTTGCTCGCACCAGGCCCGTAGCGACCGACACGCATAGGCATGCCGAAGATGTCAGCGAAGCCCATCCAGTCCTTCCAAGTCCATGCCTTGCACATGTATCCCACCGCAGCCAGGCGCGCCAGACCACCCCGGATCGGCAGGCCCGAACGAATGCGCGGTAGGTGGACAATGAACTTGTACGGTGTCAAAGGAATGCCATCGACCATGTCGGTTTCATCCAGCAGCCGCAGTTCCCGGCCGGTGTCGCGGTCGAACTGGAAGAAGCGCTGGTCCCGTGGTTCAAAGCGCGATGGGTTCCAGGTCTTGCCGCTCCGATCCCACATGATTTCAGAGACGGCATAGCCCTTGCCCATGGCGTCGGTGAGGTCGGCTTGAAGCTCGCCGAACTCAGGGGAGTCGACTATTTCCTTGAGCTGGTCGGCGCGGCGTACATCTTCGGCATCGTCGCTGGCGGCTTCGATACGAATGGCTAAGCCGGACACAGCTAGCTTGCGAGTGCCTAACACCGAGGCGTAATGCAGATCCCGTTCTTCCATTTCCTCGGCAAGGGTCAAGTAGTCATGGGCGCTACCTTCTGCAGCCGCCTGCAGGATGGCAGCAAGTCGACCAGGTGTCAGGCCGCTTGCTACCGACTGGTGCCAAACCTGGCGAATGCCGGTGGTACGGGCTGCGGCCAGTTCTTCGGTGAGCTTGTCGTACTGGATCGGGCGACCGTATTGGTCGACGATTTTGGATTCAGCCATTACCAAATGCCTTTTGTGGAGCGCCAACCGGCGCCGATCTGGATCTCGCGATCATGCTGGGACGCGGGTTGGACTCGGTGATACTCGATGATCTCGACTTCCTGGCGGGAGGCGTAGTCGGCCAACACGGCGGCGATACCGGCGTCGCCGTGGCGCTTGGGGCCAGATCTTTCGCCTTTCTCGTTGGTGCGTTTTTCCGGGATACGGGCCACGCCCTTGACCATCCGAAAGGCGCGCACGTCGCTGACCACGTCCTTGTCGGCAGGGATGTCGTAGAACGTGTCGTCTTCCAGGGAGGCCTTGAACGGCGGCATGTTGTCGCGATACCAGCCCTCGGTGAGCATCACTCGCTCGATGCGGTTGAAGCCGAACTCGACGGCGGTGTCTTCCGACAGTTGCGAGCCGTTGCCCCTGGCGTCGTCAGCGCCTTTGAGGAAGTTGGGTAAGCGACGAATGATGTAAAACTTAATCTGGAGTTGTTGCTTGAACGGGACGTTACGCAGCTCGACCACAAAGGGCGTGCGTTTGCGCAGATTCTGTTCTTTGAGCAATGGCCAGAAGACCGAGAGGTCGCCGGAGCGGCCGAAGTCCATGCCATAGAAGCTCTGAACGTCCAGCGGAATCGCCGAAAGCAGCGGGAGCAAATGCTCTTCGCACCATTCCAGGGACTCGGCCAGGCGCAGGTGTTCGGCGATGGTTTCGTAACCCTGCGGGTACGCCAGGCGCAGTACCGGCACGTCGCGGTTACTGCGCTGCTCAACCAGCGCCATGCTGAGGAAGGCACCGCCGCCTTGAGACGGTACGCAATCCAGCTCCTCTTCAGCAGCATCGCCGTAGAAGTCGTAAACGTCCTGTACNGAGACGGTACGCAATCCAGCTCCTCTTCAGCAGCATCGCCGTAGAAGTCGTAAACGTCCTGTACCCAGGCAGCTTCTTCCTCGGGCTTGTACTCAATGCCTTTGCGCAGGCAGACCCTGTTGTAAAGCCCATCAGATACGGCTTCGCGGAATGGGCAGCGGAACAATGCCCCCTTGCGCTTGCCTGCACGGATATCGTTGATCAGTTCATTGAAGGCGTTTTCGGTGCCGTCGTGCGTGCTGATCACATGGACTTCACCGCCCCAGATCAATAGCGCCAGTGCGGCTTTCAGCAGCTCGGCCAGATCCTGGTGGAACGCCGCTTCGTCGATCACGACAACACCCTGACGGCCCCGGAGGTTGGACGGTCGGCTGGTCAGCGCGACAATGCGGTGGCCGCTGGGGAAAACGATGGTGTAGGTCTTGATATGTTTGTCGGGGTCGCTGTCGGGCCAGATGCCTTCCTCGATCTCTTCCGCTGCGTAGTTGAAGGCTCGTGCCCACATGGCACAGGCCTGGATGTACTCCACGGTCATGTCCTGGTTGTAACCAAGGTAATAGACCGTCTGACCTGCGGCTGCTTTCTGAGCTGCTGCAACTAGAACATTATCTGCTGCTTCGGCCCAAGTAAGACCAATACGACGTGACTTTTCTCCAACTTTAAGGGGCGCTCGAATGCCAATCCATCGCTTCTGATACTCCAACAACACCGCAGGTGCACCATCTAAAACATTAGAAGATGTCATCGTCTCCAGTGGGGATACAGTCACACGACCTGCCGCTTCCGATGGGGGCTTCACGCTCTCATACCCCGAGTGCTAGGCTTGCGGTGCCAAATAATGTGCAAAGGAGCGCCTTCATGTTTGAATGGTTTTCGAGTGCTGTAGCAAGCGCAAACGCCGCAAAAGAAATAACTCAGTCTCTGCTCACCTTGCGTGACGAAGAACTGGTTCGAAGCCGGGTTTTTGATCTCACAAATAATCTCATGGAGCTGCAACAGCAGCTTATGAATGCGCAAGTTGAGCAAATGGGACTGGTTCAGCGAATTACTCAGGTGGAGGAGCAACTTAGACTTTCTCAAGCTAAAACTAATGTACTGGATCGTTACGAGCTGCAAACCGTAGGTGGGGGTAAGTTTGTATACGCCATGAAATCGGAGTACGCGGGGAGCGAGCCCGAGCACTTTTGCTGCACCAAATGCTTTGATGATGGAAAGCGCTCGATAATGAAAGGAGGTAGGCCTTATGGCGCTCAAGGCTGGATGAAATTTATCTGTCCTAATTGCGATTACAGTTTGGGCATCGATTTTGCATTTATTCCAGATAGCATGAAAAGCCGTTAGCTTAGGAGTCATCCGGCAACCCCCAGTATCTCTCGTCGGATCTCTGCAACTGTTGCTGCGTTTAGCCCGCCCTTTTGGGCGATCTTTTCGACTCTAGATGCTGCTGCCTCGGCCTTTTCCCGCCACTCGGACTGCCACTTCTTCTGCACGACCGACGCTTTGCCCAGTTCCGCCACGGCCTTGGCTACCTTGGGCAAGTCCATCTGGTCGCCGTCGCTCATCAGCAGCTTGAATAGATGTTCCTGGACCAGACGCATCAGCGCTTCGTTGACGGCACCTTCTTCATCCGGTGCCGCAGCCACCACAGCACGCGCCTGCTCGCTCGCCATCTTCAATGCCGATAACTTGGACTCAAAGTCCTGACCATAACGATGCAGCGCCGACTTGCTGATCGAAAAACCCTGGGTGGATAGCTCGCTCGCCAGGGCTTCGTAGTCGCTGAAATTGTTCTCGGCCAGGGCTTTGTCGAGCCAGGTTTTGACCGACTTCGGCAGACTGGCGACTTTGCTGCGCGGGGGCATGGCGTCAGCTCCAGTATTTTTCTGGGCGAGCTACGCCTGGATTGCATGGGATCGTGTACTCGGCAATGTCGACGCCGTAGTGGGTCAGCCCACAAACCCATACGCCACTCGGTTGCTTGTTCAGCGTGACCAGGCCACGGTCGGCAAGGTAGTCCAGTTCGCGCCGCAACTCCAAGCTGGTGGCGTCCGGGAAGATGCCCTGGATCGTAGACAGCACCACAGCTTCGTGGGGATCGACGGGGCGCGACGTGTTGAGCGTCAGGATGATGTACCAACGCAGGGATTCCCGGCGTACCTTGGCTTGATCAATGTTCATGGGCGTAGTCCTTTGAGCTGAACGTTTTCTAACTTGAGCGCCAGGCCGTCGAGCTTGGCTTCAATAATGGATTGATTGCGCACCCAGTCTTCGCGGCGGACGTAGTTCAAAGGCATTTCACCGCGAAGGCGCTCCAGCCCGATCTCGACCTGGCGCAAGCGCTCGCTGTCCTTGTCCACGATGGCGAAGCGTTGATCCAGGCGGCGCTCCATTTGCACCAGGAGCATTTTCATCACGCCGACAAACGCACCGAGGATGGTCACGGCGATACTGATCATCTGCCATACCGGCATTTCAAACGTCGCCATCAGTGCTTGCTCCTTTCGCGACGGGTTTGGCACTGCGCGCAGCGCTGCACACCGGGCATGGCCTGGCGTCTGTCTTCCGGGATGGGCATGTCGCAATCGGCCACCTGACAGAACTCGGCCGATGGGCCTGTTAATACTTCTTGCTGTGCCAAATGGGTCGCTAAAGCGCTTTCGTTGTGCAGGGTTTCCAACACGCTGGCGTAGTCACTTGCTTTCATTGCGGGTCCAATTGATCAGGCGGGTGAGCTGTGCCCGGCAGATTCCGTACAGCTCGCCATTGCGCACCTGGTTGGTCAGGAGTTGTTCCTGGGTGACGCCTGAGTCGAGGTCGTCAGCGGTTCCGGTTCCGCTGGTAGGCGCAGGAGTTCGGCCGGGGCCGTTCGGGGTTGGCATGCTGGCGGTGGGGGCAAAACCGTTGGCGGTGTTCCACACGCGGATAAAGCCAGTAGTGAACACAGCAACAGGCAGTGCCTCCGGCTTCGTATCCAGGGCGCGGCGATAGAGTTTGGTAACACGGGCGATATCTCCCTTTAGTCGGTCGGTGGTTTGACGCAGGCTTTCTTTAGCGTCGGCGAGTTGAGTTGCCAGCGCGTTGCCCTTGTCCTGTTCGGTGCGCAGCTCAGAGAGCGCGGTCTCTGCCGCCAATTGCCTTTCCTTGGCATAGACCTTTTGCAGCTTTTCGACGTCGGTTTGCCCTTGGGATTTAGCCAGGCTGTAGCCCTCGTCATAGCCGTCTTGCCGATTCAAATGCAGTCCATACACCACGATGGCGATCACGCCGACGTACCAGAGCAACGGCTTGACCAGGTCAAAGACACCTTTCATTGGCACACCCCTTGGCCCCACCCATCGCCGACGTACAGGGCTTCCCAGCGCAACAGGATCAGGCGCGGGTATTGACGGTTTTCCTTAAAGGCAGCGGCCGAGCGGCCGTTGTTGAACCGCTCGACAGAGTCGAACCAGGTCAGCGGATCGGCACCCTTAGCCGATGCCAGCTTGCGGTCTTTGATCACCCAGCCCAAACCGCCGTTATAGGCAGAAAGGATCAGCGCTCCTTGTTCGCAGGGGCTACGAGCCTGGATGCGGTTCGCCAGCCAGCGGTCATAGCTGACAAGCGCCTGCATGGACCAAACCGGGTTATACGGTTCGATCTTGCCGAGGGCCTTGGGGAACAACTCGGCGAGCCAGGTGGCGGTCGAGGGCATCACCTGGCCCAAGCCTTGCGCACCGACGGGCGATTTCGCGTTGAACTTCCAGCGGCTTTCCTGGTGGATCTGGGCGGCGAAGGTGGACACCGGGGCATCCAGGCCCCACTCGGCCTGGGCGATGCGGGTTAGATCGCGGCGATAGCGGTCGGCCTGGTCCGGGATCTTGGCCTTGGCGGGTGGACTGGCGGCTAACACCACGAGCAATCCCATGCACGCGGCAGCTATGTAGAGAAGAGAGCGAGAGCGCCGCATGTCAGAGCCCCAACGTCAGGCCGAGGACACAGCCCAGCACGACCAGGGCACGCCGGATGCCAGCCATGGAACGTTCGCAGCTGGGCACCATGTCCGGTCGGGCGTAGGGGAACAGCGCTCGATCCAGCCAGTAACCCAACACACAACCCAGCGTGACCAGGCCGCATTTATAGAGGACGACGGGCAGCTTTGTCGGGGCGACGATGGCCAGGCAGAACAGCAAGGCGATGGTGATCAGCGCCCAGAAGGTCATACGGGGCGTCCGGGGACGCCGCTTCGGTTCGGTGGAAGTCATTGGGATGCTCGCGGTGAGTGGATGGTGGCCCGCAGTGCGGCCAAGTGTTGAGCGGCGACCACGGCGTTGCCGGGTACATGGACGGGTGCCCGGTACTTGGCGAAGGTCGGCGTGATGGTTCTTACAGCGGGGCGCAACTTCTCTTGTTGGCGCACGTGCTGCTCGGTGCGGCCGTCAGCCTGTGCGATATGCAGTTGCACCAACTCCCGCCAGTCGGCCGGAACCTTGGCCCATAGCACCGCCCGCGCAGCATCGTCACCAGCGGAGAGAATGAGCTGGGCAAACTGGCGTGGCCATCGAGGTCGGGCGACTTTGGAGAGAGCGGGAGCGGAGTGCATGGTGCGAACCTGCCGTTGGGGGAACGGTGCCAGCTTCACGTATGGGGGTAATTGGTTGAGTATCAGCGGGGTTTAAGAAAAAGCCCCGCTCGGTGGCGGGGCTTGAAGTCACAAACGAATAAGTTGGGGCACGATAAACAGTGAGACTTTACATACAATCCAAGCAATCATCGGAAGGTAATTCGCCTTCAAGCGACTGGACCTTATGTAGAGATATACAGGTGGAATGAAGCACCACCAAATACTCGGCGGGTTGTGGCCTGCTTGATGAAACTTTCGAGAATCCAGGCCGCATAGGGCAATGACCACTACCAAACCGATGATAACGCCGACACTTGTGTTGATACCTAAATCAACAAATCCCAGTAGAGGCGACAGTGCCAGCAACCAAGCCCAGTGGTTTGATATTGAGTCCTTGTTTAATGGAGGCGGGAGTATCGTGACTTCCGCTTTTAGTTCGGTCGTTTCTATTGGAGCCCAGGTGTCCATCCCGGTCCTCCAAACAAGAGTCCCATGTCTGATTTTGCTGACTTTCAAAAGTTCTTTGATATCGCTTTCGGTGAACGGTCCTACGCGAGAGCCGCCATCGTCATAAAACCATAGCGCCTGGTTCATCAGTGAATACTCCTTCCTTGATCGTCTTCGTAGCCAAATAGGTCGGGCTCACTCTTTCGATGCAGCGCCCGTTGTCGGCGAATGATGTCATAAATTGTTTGGTTCGCAAGGTCGTACTTGCTGACCAGATCAGGGATCGGGGTGTTGTTATTTTTCCAATCCCGATAGATTTTGGCGTCCCGCAAGGCCCGCTTGAGTGCGTCACCCCGTGGCAAGTAAACCACTCGACCGCCCATCACAGAACAAATCGCAAAGACAACATGCCGGGCTAGTTCAGCGGCTTCCACTCCCGGCTTAATTTCGACCAGGAGCTTGGCCTCGGCAATTTCAACCATTTCCCGCAATGAGCCCTCCCAGCGGGATATAACCGTGGGATCTTGCATGTTCGCCAGTACTTTCTTGGCGTCCAGTTGATCGATGTCATCCGGGAACAGTTCTTCGTTCATCGCTCTGGCCTCGCGTGTCGGCGGGCATCATAGGTCAGCGCCGCAACCATTTTCTGAAGTTGTTGAGGGTTCAGCCATTCCACCCGCTCGACCTTGAACATGCGCAGGGCCATACCGTCGGCATAGGCCCAGGAACGCTTGGCCTCGGCGAGAAAGGCCTCTATTTTGCCCACAAGTTTTACTCGGTCTGGCGCCGCCGTCGGCGCTTTGCGACCTTGCTTCTTAGCCGGTGTAGGCTCCCAGCCCAAGCGGGCGAACTCGGCCAGTACAGCGCCGATCTGGTGGGGCGTCAGGTCTTTGGCCGAACGCGCACCCGCCACGCGGCTCAACAAGGCGCGGTAGGTTTCGTCATCCAGTCCAAGGTCCTTCTTGGCGATGTGGATCTTGCTCAATTGCAGGTTACGTGTAGTCATGGTCTTCCTCCTTTGATCAGTAGCTGGAACGCTGCCGGGTCGGTTCGAGACAGTGCGGCTACACCATGAATAGTCATCGTGAGCGCATGCTCTGTTTCGTCGAACTCCCCGGCAGTGCGGATATGTTCCAGCTCGTTTTGGGTGCCGCTGTAGATTTCCATCTTGAGCTTGCTGGCCCCCATAGCCAGGCGCTTATCACTCTCACGTTTGCGCTGGGCACGCTTTCGCTCTCGTGCCAGGCGGGTTTTGCGCTGCTTGGGTGTTTCGTCTGTCATGGGTGGCTGCTCATCAGTACCGGACAACCACGTCCGGCAGACCATCCCGGATGACCGGGACGGTTTCGCTTATTGAAGAGTTGTGGTGGTGGGTTGCCAGCGACAGGCAGGAATGGCACCCAACATCTTTTCGCTGGCAACCAAGTCGAACAGCTTGTTGAAGATGCGTACGGCTTCAGTCGAGTGAGGTGTTCCCAGGTGGGTAGTAGGTACACCTGTCATATCGACGGCGACCGAAGGTTTGCCGTTGTCGTCGCGGTGGTCTTCCAGGGTGATAGTTATCTTGGCCATGTGGATTCCTAGCGCTGCTTATGGAAGGTGATGTGATAGTCGCGAGCGACCTGGCGGACGTACTTTTCAGTCATGTGATGTTTGCGGGCGATCCATTTGGGCGAGTTGCCCAAGGTGGCATCGGCCATGATCAATGCCGCATGCTTGCGGACATCGTTGTGGGGACCGTCAACCTCGGCGGGCATTACGGTCTCCGGTGTTGCCACCGAGGTGGCAGGCGCAAACAGATGGGCATACACCGGCGACCGCTCCGGGTTAATGGTGAACGTCGCCGGGGCGCTGCTCATCTGGTGACCAACTTTCTGGACCTTGCCGCCGCGTGCCAGGAACTCCGCAGTCAGGCGGTCGAGGTTGGTGCGCTCGATGTCGTGTTGCGGCGAATGCATCGGCAACGGATCGCTTCGGGTGTCGTGATAGCGCTGCATGTCAGGCCCCCAATGCTCGGAAGCCAGACTGGTTGCTTTTGGCAAGCTGTTGGATGAAGTGGGCTACAGCGGTGATGCCTTCGCGCTGGCTCGCTGCCTCGGGCACACCAGGAACAAACAGCGTTTCGTTATCTAAGAGGGACAGACGCGCATTCACACTGACGATATCGCGGACTGTCTTTTCTTCGCCGATGGCGAGTGAAATGGCACCCTCTGGGAGACTGACGCCGAAGTCGATATGGCCCGACGCGAAGCAATAGGCAGTGATGGTTTTTTTCATCTCAGACTCCCGCAATATCTAGGCTGATGGGTTCGTACTGGTCGGTATCACCAACACGCTGATACACGCGGATGTAGGACTTGGAGCCAACCACCTGGCAGGCGTCGCCGATGGCTTGCATGGCGCGCTGCCAGCGTTCATCGGTAATTTCCATACGGCGCAACGCCAGGACGCGGGCTGTTCGGATGTCGCCTTTTTGGTCAGTCCGGAAGGCGTCATTTACCAGCGTGACCACTTCGGGGCGCGCCCCGGTGGTCCAGTCCCGCAGGCATTCGTCAATCAATGCCCGCGCAGCCTGCAGGCGTTCGTCGAAAGCGATGCTTTCCTGAACGGCACGCATGATCTTGAAACGCCCGTCGAAACTGATCAGGCTGACATTTCCCTTCTTCCCGCCGATCTGGGCGCCGTACTGCTCGGCGCTGAGTTCGACAAAGGCTTCAATATCACCGAAAGCCGAGGCCTTGAACTTCGCCAGCACATCGCTGGCGGCGCGGGCTTTTTCAACCAGACCGAGTACCAGGGCATCCCGCTCCAGGTCGATAGGCTTGATCAGGATTTCCGGGATCAGTCGCTTTTGCGCGTCGACGCGATAGCCTTCGGGAATAGTTTGTTGTTGTGTCATTGCAAGGTTCCTCAGTGGAGAGTCTGACGCGACCAGTCGGCAGGACGGGAGGCGCTGATGGGTTCGCGCCACTCCAGGGTCACGCCCTGGAATTGCACGTAGAAACGGGTGCTACCGGCCGTGCCATGGCGTTGATAGCCCTCGGTATGACCTAGGTTGATCAGGCGCTGACCTGCTTCCGGGGTGATCACCAGGCGGTTATCAGCCGGATGAAAGCCCTGCACACGAATGCCGTGAGCCTGCAAATTGCGGGCGGCGGCGTTGAACACTCGCAGACGGTCTGCCAGCGTTGGGGTCAGGACTTTCAATTGCGTGCGGTTAATGGAGGCGAGCATGGGCGTTCTCCTGGTTGCAGCAGTCGGGGTTGATTGGGCAGTGTTGGCAGGCGCGCCAGTGCTGCATGGCCTGCGGGTTGTGGGTAGGCGCGGGTTTTTCGCGATAGCTTTGGCATTGGTCTGTGGTGACCGTCTCGTCCAGGGCTACGCACTCAATGCGGCCGAGGGTTTCCATTACCCGCCGCTCGACACCGGCCGTGCTGGGCGATGCATAGCGGTTGGAAAGAATCAGGCTGACGGCCGTACGGCTCATGCCGATGCGCTGGCCGGCCTTGGTTTTGTTGGTGGCCGCAACCTCCGCAGCAAGCAGGCGCACAAACAGCGGCGCGTCCTGGCCCCAGGCCGCAAGATTGACCTGGTTCACTGGGCCACCTCCTGGTCAGCCTTTCGCCACACCACCTGATCCAAGTTCGGGTCGTAGACCTGATCGAAGTCACGCTGGTAGATAGGATGTTTGGGGCCGGTATACCGCGACGGCACCAGACAAAAGCGCGTTTTAACGCCTGGTGTTCCGCCTCGGCGAGTCACGTAGCCAGCCTTTGCCAGGCCCGACAAATAAACCTGAGCGCCATACTCGCTTATGGATACGCCGTTAACGCTGGCAGCGGCTGCGGCCTCGGCGGCGGTGAACTCCCCAAGGATGCGCAACGCCCGCCAGACGTTTTCTACACCACCTGCGTGGGTCGAACGCTTGCCGTGATGGTTGACCCGTGGCGCTTCGACGCCTTCGTCTTTGAGTAGCGTCCATTCGGAATCGCGGCGGTCTATGTTGCGGACTTTGCTGACAATTCCGGCCTTTTCCATATCTCGGAAATAGGCACGTACGGCCTGATCGTCTTGGTTCGATTTGCGCGCAACAGCGTAGGTTGTCAGTGCTTTAGGTCCGGCGTTGACAGCGCGGATAGCTTCCCAAATGTATTGGCGAGGGGACTTACCGCCCACCATCACCAAATCAGCTCTGGCTCTAGGCATCCCTCAAACCCTCCGCACGGGCGCTTCGCCGGTAAACCAGCTGTCGGAGCCCCAGCTAGCCAGGTCAACACGGTCAATGCAGCGGGCGCGTGCTTCGCTGTAGACCTTGTAAAGGTTGACCGCCACGCGACGCAGGCAGCCATTCACCTTCTTGCGCAGGTCATCCAGCAAATCATCGGCGAAGTGCAATTCCGGGTAGCTGGACTCGGCCAGGGCGCGCAGATCGTCGAGGGTGGCTCGCTGTGCAGGCACCCACTCCAGCACTCGGTTGTGCAGGCGCTCCAGCTTCGCCAGGCTACCGGGCACACGTTCTTCGCCGATCAGGACAATGGTCCCTTCGCTGGCGTTGTAGATGTCGGTCAGGACGTTAGCTACGGCCTTTTCGAGCAGGTATTGCACGTCATCGATCAGCAGCGGGCGCCCGCTCTTGGACAACTGCTCGGCGATCTGGTCGACCATCACCGACATGGTTGGGGCCGGTTGGATGCTCATTTCGCGAAGGATGGCGTGCAGGAAAGCCTTTTTGCTCCAGGTGTCGCGACACTCCACGTAGTAGGCACGGTGCTGGTTTGCGGCGAAGGCAGCGCCAACGCTTTTGCCCAGGCCGCTTGCGCCGTACATCACCACCAGGCCAGGCAATCCGGCTGGACGGTTGTGGGTGCGTGCAATGGCGGCAGACAAAAGGCCGACGTTAGTCAGGGGAACAATCTTGGTAACACTCATAATTCGACTCCTAAAGGTCTTGGGTTAAGCGCGGGCCTGCTCGGCGAACGCGAACATTTGCTGAATTGAGGTGAAGTCCGGGTGCTGCGGGTAGCGGGAATGCCACTGCGTTTCCTCTGGCGACAGCGGCTCGCCGCTGGTGAGGCGGGCGTCGAGCTGGTTCCAGAGGCGATAGCGGGCAGTTGGGTCGGTGGGCAGGTCGAAGGCTTTGGGCTTTGGCGCTGACAGTTCAGCGAAACGGCGGGCATCGGCCATCTGTTCAAGGCTTAGCTGCGCCGACGGTGCGCTGGTCGGTGCAATCATTTCCACGCGCTTGCCTGTCAGCGTTTCGAGCTTGTCTACAGCGCGTTTCATCTGGCCGCTTTCGCGCTTGTCGTAGGCCTTCTCAATCATGGCTTTCGGCATGTAGTCGCAGGCGTTGCCGTCGACCAGTGCCTCACCGATCAGGTCGCCCTCAAGCGTGCGGACCCAAACGCGGGACGCGTCACGCACGTCGTAGGCCAGACGGATTTCTTCGCCATGAAAGCTGCGCAAGGCATCAAGGAAGTAGGTTTCACCTGCCCAGGTGACTTCTCCGCGACGTGTCGGACGAACGACTTGTGGGCGCGACAGGTCGTTGAGCAGCTCGGCCGGAGCAATAATTGGCTCCCAGCCTTCGGCGCGTGCGGCTTCCCACGCTTCGTTCGGACTCATGTGCCGCAGCTTGCCGGTCAGTGGATCGCGGAATTTGGCGAGCCCTCTGTGCGGGCTGTTGTTGTAGGTTTCAATTTCGTATTCGACACCGGCCATGAACTCGGCAAAGGTCGGAATCAGGCGGGTACGACCGGTTTCGCGCAGCTCTTTCCGGCCTATCCGATGCACCTTGGTGCCTGCATGCTTGTCCATGTCGGCGCCGATATAGCTGGTCAGTTTCTTGGCTGCGTTGACCCAAATCGTCTGGTGGGAACGCTCGATAAGGCCGCGGGCCTGGCTGTTGTACGGCAGCGCGTGGGTCATGGTGCCGCCGAGACGGTCGACCACTTCACGGACGGTGTCGTTGGCAAAGCCTGAGCCGTTGTCGACGTAAAACATGGCGAACATGCCGTGCTGCATAGCATCACGCAGTGCGTCCATTACGCCGATGGTGGACTCGGCTTCACCAATGGAAATGCCTAAGGCTTTGCGTGTTGCGACATCGAGGACCGTGGTTGCTTCCGGGCGGTAAGGCTTGCCGGTGCGCGGGTTCAATACCTCGGCGTCGAACTTGTGGCCGTCTGCGGTGAATACGTCGCAGGGGTACATGCTTTTGGTAGAGCGGCGCTTGAACGGTTGCAGGGCTTTGAGTTCCTGCGGCGTACGACGGCCGCGCTCGCGGGCTTCGGCGCTGAGCTTTTTAAGGAAGCGGCGGACCACGTGGATGCTTGGGCGCTCGGCTGGGTTCTTTTGGGCGAACTCGGCATAGGCTGATTCGACGCTGGGCTTGGTTGGGCGCTGGTAGCAGGCCAAGAACGCCGCCGCCCACGTAGGGAGGCTCATGTCTTTCTGACGGCGAGCAGGTGCCAGGCCGGTTTCACCTTCTTTGCGGTAATCGGCCAGCCAACGCTTAAGCGTGCGCTCGCTCAAAGAGCGGTCGCCGGTCTTGCGGTCGTTGGCGCGCTGCACCAGGCCATTCAAATAGGGGGTGAGCTGTTCAGCTTTTGCCAAAGAGACCAGGGTGTCGATGGCGCGTTGCTGGCTGATGGTCTGGCTCATACGTTCGATTTCACGTACGAAGGCCAGACGAGCAGTCATCACAGAGCGTTGATCTTCACTCAAGCGTGACGCCGAAACAGCGTCACGCTGAGTAGTTATTAAATCGGTAAGCGGCGCGCACTCTGGTGCTACATCAGATACAGAGGCAGCGATTAACGCGGCTTGGGTTTCTGGCGGCAGTGCAGCGAAACGATACTCGACGGCCTTACTGCCAAGACGGCCTTGGCCTTCCCATCGTTCGCGTTTAGCACGCAGTTGAATTGCCCGCTCTGTTCCCGGCATGCCAGGCAGACCAGCCAATTCACGGGCGGAATACCAATTATGCATGGCCGTCACCCAGCAGCTTCTTAAGCTCGCGTGCTTGCCTAGTCGCGTCAGCGGCAACTCGCGCCAGACGACCAAGCTCCGCGTTGAGTGCATCGCGACCGTAAGCCACGCGGCCACCACGTTGCTCAACCAGCCAGTCGGTTAAAACGTGACTGCTACAAACTTCTTCAAGCAGGGGGGCTCTATAGAACGGCAGGTTATGGTCTGTTCGGGCTGGGCTCGACCAGGCGTCAAGCATGTGCTTACTGACGTCATCGCCAGATAAGCGAGACATGCGTGCACCAATTTCGTAACGGTCCAGATCGGAACCTTTCAGAATCTCACTGATCAGTTCACTGACCTGTGCAGCATTGTTGCCATTCCCTGGGATAGCCAGAACTGGCTGTGGGACAGAGAAGATGTCTAACGTACGATCATCCTTTACACGGCGCATGTTTATCCCTCCGTGCCGGTTTTACGGTGTCGAAGGGCATAAGCTGGGTTATGCTCTTGGCTAGAAGTTGCGTTGTGTTCTGCGCGCTGTACCCGAATACGGTGTGGGGTGCCGTTTGCGTTCCAACGTTCGGGCCACAAGTCGATTGGCTTGAGGCCTAGCGCACGGGCAATAGCTCGCTCCATTCGCGGATATGCGGTGCGCTTGGCGTTCTTGACGGCAGCATCTGTAACGTCAAGCTCACGCGCCAAGATAGCGAGTGACGTACCTCGGGTACGAAGTTGGTATTTGATCCATTCCCATCGCTGGGCTGGATCAAGCGGGATTTCGGTTTTGTTCATGCCTAGCGTCCATTCATAACCACCGGCAAGGGTGGTTTTTTTGGGATGTCTAACGTTACCTAGGGCATAAACATAGCCAAATATAACTACGTGGTAAAGCGAAAAATGGCGTTTCGCTTTCCATCTTTGGCTAGATGGTGGTTGATTTTGTCTATCTCTTTGATCTGTAAGGCTTTATCGAGAAAGCGAAATTTCGCTTTGTGCAGGGATGCCGTTTCGGATAGCTCAAGGGAGAAAGCGAAATGAGTGAAGGGCTGGCGGAACGTATCCGGCAATGCGCTGAGATAGCTGGAAGTGGCGATGAGTTGGCGCGACTTACCGCTATCCCGCGACGCACCCTTGAGTATTACCTGACCGGGCAGAGTGAGCCCAAGGTAGCGCGGTGCGTAGACATCGCTAAGGCGGTCGGCGTTGATATTGGCTGGCTGGCCTCTGGTGAGGGGGAGAAGTTGAAAGGAGCTGCGTCCCAGTCCATTAGGGACGACAAGTACGCCTATGTGCCCTTGTACGACGCTCACTGTAGTGCAGGGCACGGCGCCTGGAGCGAAGGAGCCACTGTCCTAACACAGCTTGCGTTCACGGCGTACTCCCTTCGCAAGCAAGGCCTGGACGCTGCGCGACTGTCCGCAATCCGAGTGGACGGGGATTCGATGGAGGGGCTTCTAAGCGATGGCGATACGGTGATGATTGACCACAGCCGCAGCTCGCTTGAGGGAGAGGCTGTATACGTCATCCGGCTGGATGACCATCTCTATGCGAAAAGGCTCCAGCGGCAGTTCGACGGGTCTATTCACATCATCAGTGAGAACAAGGCCTACCGCGATATGGTTGTCCCCAGGGATCAGTTGAACAACCTGGAGATAATTGGCCGCGTGGTATGGGCTGGCGGTTGGATCTAACGGACACGGTGTAATAGCACTGTACCGAGACGGCGTTGACGCCCGGTGCCAAAGATTCCGCTAAACTGGCACCAGGCCAACGCCTGAACTGAATTTGATCTGTTTATTGCTTGGCGATGCTTTGGCATCGGTTTGAGGGTCGGCTCTTTCCTCAAACCCTTACCCCGCCTGGCCCGTCGCACTATCTCCCGCTATATCCCGCCTCATCCCACTGACTTCCTGCCAGTGCCATATCTAGAACCTCCCCACACTTCGCATCGTGGTTACCGTTGGCTAATACAACGTTGTGTAGATACCCATGCTCATCGGGGGCAAGTCGNAAGTCGAATCGTCGCACCGCCCCTCCCACAGAGGTCAGTTACCGGTGGCACTGCCCTGGCTGCTGTCATCGCTCATGTCATAGCCATCACCGTCGCTGGTGCCGCTATCCCCTTCATTTTGATGCAGCACACCGCCGGTCTTCACCGCCGATTCACGTAGCGTCGAGTTGAGCGCCGAGCGCGGCAGTGGGTTGCTGGTGGTGGTCGACAGTTCCTGGCGGAACGGGTTGACCAGCTTGGCGTTCAGGCGAATGTCCTGGGACGACGCGCCCACCGACAGGTTGAAGCTGTCGGCATCCACGACCCATTGCTTGCTCGCCACGTCGTAGTAGGCCAGCGAGCGATCGTTGAGCTCGATAGTCACGCGCTTGCTCTCGCCCGGCTTCAAGAACACTTTCTTGTAGCCCTTGAGTTCCTTGATCGCGCGTTCGACTTTCGGGTTGTTCTGGCCCACGTACAACTCGGCCACTTCGGCGCCCGCGACCTTGCCGGTGTTGGCCAGGTCGAACGACACCTTGATCGGCGCACCGGCCACCGCCACCCCAGGGGTCACGCTGATGTTGCTGTAGCCGAAGGTGGTGTACGACAAGCCGTAGCCGAACGGGTAGAGCGGCTTGATGCCCTTTTTCTCGTAGCCGCGATAGCCCAGGAACAGGTCGTCCTTGTAGCTCATCTCGGCCAGGGTTTCCTGGTTGTCGAACTTGGGGAAGGTCGCGTAGATCGGGTTGTCTTCGATGTTGCGCTCGATGCTGATCGGCAGCTTGGCCGACGGGTTGACCTTGCCCAGCAGGATCTCCGCCAATGCCTGGCCGCCGTTCTGCCCAGGGTAGAACGCATGCAGCGCGGCCGGTACCTGGTCGATCCAGTCGCTCATCTTCAAGCCGGTACCGCCGTGCAGGGTGACCACGGTATTCGGGTTGACCTTGGCGATGCTCTGGATCAGCAGGTTCTGGTACTCGGGCAGGTCGAAGCTGTGGTCGAAGCCTTCGCCTTCGTATTCATTGCTGTTACCGGCCGCGACCAATACCGCGTCGTACTGGGCCAGGTCCTGCGGTGCCACCAGCGAGGCCCAGCTCATCTGCACGCCCACCAGGCCGCCCATGGTCGACAGGTAGCCGTTGCGGCGTGAGTATTCCAGCTTGATGTCGACCGGTTTGCCGGCTTCCAGGTTGACCTTGGCAAACACCGGAATGGTCGGCGGAATACTGTTGTTCGGCAGCGGTTTGCCGTCGCCGTTGTCGAGGACTTTCTGGCCGTTGACGTAGAGGCGCACGGCGCCGTCGGCACGCACCTTGAACACCTGCTCGCCGCTGACCGTCGGGGTGATCTGGCCGCTGTAGCGAATCGAGGTGGCGGCGGTATCGCCGTTCACTGGGAGGCTGTCGGTGGACCAGTCCAGGTCGACATGGGTGTCGGTGCGGCTGGCGGCCGGGTCGCCGGACCAGTTGGTGTTGCTGAAGAACTCGGTCTTCAAGCCTTTGACGCGGTTGCCATGGCTGTCGGCGTGGGTCCAGGTCGAGGTGGCGGGGTCCAGGGACAGCCCGTCGATGAACTCGACCTTGGCGCCCGGCGCCAGTTGCTGCAAGCCGCTCAGCTCACTGATGTAGTTGGCGGCCATGACGTTGGCGCTGCCAAAACCGGTAGGTGGCGCGTACTTGGCCAGGGTGCCGACCACGGCGATGCGCTTGACCTTTTTGGCGTCCAGCGGCAGCAGGCTGTGCTGGTTTTTCAGCAGCACGATGCCTTCGCGGGCAGCGTTCAGGGCCACGCGGTTGCTGGTGGCGCTGTTCATGTTGTGGCTGGTCAGCGGCGCCTTGCTGTCGAACTTGTACAGGTAGATCTGCTTGAGGATGCGGCGCACCTTGTCATCGATGGTCGCGCTGCTCAGCTCGCCGCTGTCCAGGTACGGCTTGAGGATGGTGCTGTTCATCTGGTAGCCCATCATGTCCAGGTCGGTACCCGCCTGTGCCGCCGGCAAGCCGTTGACCACTGCGTTGTAGTCGCTCTGCACGAAGCCTGGGTAGCCCCATTCGGTCTTGAGGATGTCACGCATCAGGTGCTTGTTCTGGCAGGCGAACTCGCCGTTCACCTGCTGGAAGGCGCACATCATCATCGCGACCTTGCTGTTCTTCGAGGCGGACTCGAACGGCGGCAGGGTCATCTCGCGCAGCACGCGCTCGCTGATGATTTCATTGAGGTGGAAGCGGTTGCTTTCCTGGTCGTTGGCGGCGAAATGCTTGGCGTTGGCCCACACACCACGCGACTGAATGCCGTTGATCACCGCCGGCCCCAGGCTGGCGCCCAGGAACGGATCTTCACCGGACAAGTACTCGAACGCCCGGCCGCTGTACGGCATGCGGTAGAGGTTCACGCCTGGGCCGGTGACGAACTGATAGCCGCCACTGGCGGTGTCATAGCCCAGGGCACGGCCCAGGTCGATGGCGCGACGTGGGTTCCAGCTGGCGGCCAGGTTCGGCCCCGACGGGTAGACCACGCCCTGCGCATTGCCTTCGCTGGTGTAGCGCACGCCCACGCCGCCATCGGCGCCGTGAATCTGCGGGATGCCGTACTGGGTCAGTGGCTTGACGTCCCAGCCTCCGGTGCCGCCGATGTAGGCGAGTTTTTCTTCCATCGTCATCTTCGCCAGGGTCTTGTCCGCGGCTTTTTCCGCGCGGCTTACCCGGCCTTCATCCAGGGCGGGGCTGGTGGCCGCATGCACCTGGGACACGGCCAGTGCCAGCAGGGCGAATGCCGACTGTGCACCGATCATTTTGCGTTTATTCATGGGACTCTCCGACAACAGTTCAGTAAACATGGCGCGCCGAGAAGTGCGTATTGCACTGCATCTCGTCACTTTTTTCTGGGCAAAAGTTGCCCGTGATCGCAATTTTTAACCGATGGCTAATTGCAACTATTTGGCGAAATTCGCAGTTTTATAAGTGTAATAATTGTATTGGTTATTGTTGTAGGTAGTGTCTAAGCGATATCACGGGATGGCATTTTGAACCGCGAAAACGGCATAATTAAGGCAATTCTTGCGCTTGTAAGTCAAACGAAAGCTAATTTTTGCGTGAAATAAGAAATAATTTCTTACGTTCTGGAACTAAGACTAAACCTACCAGTCGATTGGTTTAACAAAAAACATCCTGGCATGGCTAACTAATGGCATTGCTCGATGGTTCTAAAGTGCCATGTTTACACAAGCTGTCATACACAACGCTTTGGTGTAGGGTCTTGATCGAGTTCAAGGCGCCACTTGGGCTATTTGCTGTTTTTGATCTGGAGAAAGTTGATGAAGATTTCCCTGTTGGGTGTCGGTGTTGTATTGGGCGTTGCGCTAAGTGGTGCGGTGATGGCGGCTGATGCCACCGACGCGGATGCCAAGTCAGGCGCCGCTGATTCCACCGTGCTGACCCAGAGCCACGATGCCAAGGCGGCCAAGAAGCAGAAGACCGAAACCACCAAAGGCGGGCGGCCGCTGAACAGCAGCCAGGCCGCGCCGAAGACCTCGAACTAACGGGGAAACGCGGTCCCCTGTGGGAGGGGACTTGCCCCCTCCCACAAGGGTTTCCCATAGCCCTTTAGAACATCGCCCCTCAGATTTTTACCCATGCCCAGTTCCTCAACGCCCATCGATGCCTGCCAACTGCACATCCCGCACACCGAACAGGTCTGCGCGTGGCTGATGCAATACGCTGGGTTGAAAACCGTTGACCTGGAGCGCGCCCGGCGCCTGTCCCAGGAGGGCGGCGATGCCGAGTTGCTCGGCCTGCTCACACGTTTAGGGCTGGTCTCGGAAGTGGAACTGGCCCGTGCCTGGGCGGACCTGCTCGGCGCACCGCTGCTGCTGGCCGATGCGGCGCCGCCGCTGCTTGATCCGTTGCCGGTATTGACCGAACGCTTCATGCACCACTACCAGGTGGTGCCCGTGGGCTGGAGCCAGGGCGGCCTGCGGGTACTGGCGGCCAACCCGTCGCTGGTCTACCCGTTCCAGGCCATCGCCTATGCCTGCGGCGTATCCGTGTGGCTGGCCGTGGGCCCGCGCAACGAAGTCGAAACCCTGATCGAGCGCTACTACGGCCAGGGCCGTTCGGCCATGGGCACCCTGATCGAAAACCTCGACGAGCAGGGCAGTGCCCTGGAAGACATCGAACACCTCAAGGACATGGCCTCCGAAGCGCCGGTGATTCGCCTGGTCAACCTGATCCTGCAGCGCGCGGTGGAACATCGTGCCTCGGATATTCATATCGAACCCTTCGAAAACCAGCTCAAGGTGCGCTACCGCATCGACGGCGTGCTGCACGAAGCCGAAGCCCCGCCGTCCAGTTCTTCGGCGGCGGTGATTTCGCGGGTGAAGATCATGGCGCGCCTGGACATCGCCGAGCGGCGCCTGCCCCAGGACGGGCGCATCATGCTGCGCATCCAGGGCAAGGAGCTGGACTTGCGGGTGTCCACGGTGCCCACCAGTTTTGGCGAATCGGTGGTCATGCGTTTGCTCGACCGCCAGACCGTGCAATTCGATTTCCAGAGCCTGGGCTTTGATGGCCAGCGCCTGGAAACCTTCCTCGAAGTGCTCGAGCGGCCCCACGGCATCCTGCTGGTCACCGGGCCCACCGGCTCGGGCAAGACCACCACCCT